CTTATAAAAGTCACTGCTCTCTCTCTGTTTGTGTCGTACACTCTCTCTCCTTTTTTGGCGTTGTTGTTTTTTGGTCTTTCTGTCACACCTATAGCAGATGAACTTGCCTTCTGCCTCAATAGCTCCTTCTATCACTCCGCAAGCCTCGCATAGCTCACTGTCTTGCATTATGTCTCTCCTGTGTTCTAACCCTATGACAGTTCGAGCACACCAAATCGCACTTGGCTATCTCTTTAAGCACCTCAGAAATGCGCTCTGGTGTGGCTAACCGGTATCCGTTGCGTGAGAGCCTAAAAGACTTAATCTCATCGGGCCGAGGATCAAAATCCATAGCACACCAGGGGAAAACCCGATGGCAGTCCATACAAGGAATTCCCTCATACTTACTTATTAGCCATCCTATAATGTTCTTCCCGGCGGTTTTATTTTGTTCATAATATTTATGATTATCATTTTTGATCTTGTCTTTGTTATTTTCCCGGTATTAATCGTGAGTCTCTTTTATTTTGTTTTTATTCTTTTCATAGGAGCGTCGTCCGTTTTTTCTTATTTGCTCTCTGTTTTCTTCCCGGTACTTGGGATAGTATTCTTTGTTCTGTTCACACCACTTTCGGTTGTATTCTGCTTTATCTTCTTTAGTCATTTAGGCAAGAAACTCATATCAAGCCCCTCCTTCCCGACCGACCAGTAAAGATCTAGAGTCGTAGAGATTGTAGCGTGCCCAAGCGTTCTGCTGACAAGGGCCGGCGATCTTCCGGCCTCTAAAGCCAAGGTAGCGAACGTATGTCTCAATGCATGGAAATTGATCGATCTCACGCCTGCTCCCTTACAGGCCGCTCTCAGTCGTGGGTTTGGGTCCCACGATGAACGGATGACTCGTTCTATACAATTATAGCTTTTTGTTGGCAGATGTGCCATTAAAACTTTCTCCAGCGCGTAACTGATCGGAACTATTCTACTCTTCCCTGACTTTGTGGGGCCTCCGTAGCTTCTCTTGACGTGGATACGGTTATTGAGGATATCGACATCTTCCCACCGGAGCCCCCAGACCTCCCCGCGCCTCATTCCTGTATGGAGTGCTAGCATAAACGGAAGGAACAGCTTGGGGTCGGAGGCTTCGCAGGCTGCGCTCAGAGCGACGATCTCTTCTTTGGTGAGGGCCTGGACCTCCTTCTCCTGTTTAGAGCGTGAGACGCGCTTTATGTGGCCCTTGATATCCAGATCTATCCCGCTCCAATGCCTTACAGCTTCTTTCGCGACATATAGGACCGCTTTGATAGAGCTTGGCTCCAGGCTCTCTTCCCAGATAGCCACAGCATCATCCAGGTTGGAGCCATCGGGCTTTATAAGAATATTCTCTACCCAGTTATTATATAGCGACTTTTTAGTACTAATCGTATTTGGTCTGCCCTTAAATTGCATTGTTTCTCCTTATCTCTTCCTTTGTCTTCCTTTATTATATGTTTTTATTTCAAAGATTGCAAGTCATGGTGTATATTCCTATAATTATGTAGGACCACAGGCTACTTAGGGAGGAAGCTGCAAATGAAAGACGGCACAGAACCCGGCTTGGTGCTGACTGGCTTTGGCAAGCACAAGCTAAAGGATATGTTGGAGTGGATCGGGACAGATAAGGAAGACGATCTGCTCTCGGCCTTTACGAAATGGCCCCCGGTATACCGAGCTGAGGCAAGCTGCGAGAAAGAAGATCTTCAGCACGCCTGTCAATTCCTGGCCTTTATCCAGGATGCGATTCTAGAGTATGAACTTAAAATGAATCCGAACCCACAGGAGAATATAAATGGCAATAAATAGTTTCGCTTCACGAACGTCATATAAGGCCTTTGCATCTGGAGACTTGACACTTACAGTCGCAAGCGGCGATAATGTGCAGGTCTGCGGCATGATTCTGCGCGCTGTTACGGCTTGCATATTCACCATCAAGAACACGGCTGGCACTACCCTATTTACAGTATCTGTAGAATCAAACTCGTCTTTGGAGCTTACGACTCCTTGGATTGCTGACGCTGGCGTAGCGGTTACCTCAGCTCAGGAAGATGCGACCGCAGTGGTCTTTCACAACTCACCTGGGAATTAAGAAGTTAGAAGGTTAGATATGGTACTTGAAGATTATAGATATGCAAAACAACCGGTTCGAGCTGATTTTGGCAACTTAGATCAAATGGCTTTTGGTGAGCTTAAAGTAGGAGCGATTTCTCCTCTTATGCAGATATCGTTTCCTTACACTATCGTGCCAGAAGACTATGTTGTCATTCGTAATAATAAAAGCGGAGATGTCGGTAGTGAAGCAGGCCTCCTCTCTGTCTCTTCTGGTGCTGATGCTAATTCCTCTTCTGAGGTGTTATCTCGCCAGCTATGTAGATATAGACCTGGACAGGGTATTATGACACGTCAAGCCGGTATATTCAGCCCCGGAGTGGAAGGCAATACACAGTTTATTGGTATGGGCACAGCAGAAGACGGTTACTTCTTTGGGTACAACGGATCGACGTTTGGTGTTCTTCATAGGAGAGCTGGGGCTGTAGAAGCTAGAACTCTTACTATTACCACTAAAAGCTCAACAGCAGAAAACATCACCATCACTTTAAATGGAGATGTGAAGCTAGTCCCTGTTACAAATGGAGCTGAAGCTACTGTAACAGCGAACGAAATAGCAGCGGCCGATTATTCTGACACCGGTCAAGGATGGACAGCCTATGTAGCAGGAAACAAAGTTACATTTGTATCCTGGAGAGTTGGGTCCAAAGCAGGGGTTTACTCTCTATCTGCAGCTACAGCTGTTGGAACCTTTTCTCAAGACATAGAAGGCACTACTGCAGAAGAGGTTTTTATTCCGCAATCTGATTGGAACCTTGATAAACTAGACGGAACAGGAGAGTCTGGAATGACACTTATTCCTACTTTTGGAAACGTTTATCAGATAGCTTTCCAGTGGTTGGGGTTTGGGAATTCCGCGTTTTATATCGAGGATACCGCTACTGGTAGGTTTGTAGAAGTACATCGTATACACTGGACTAATACAACAACTGTGCCTGTAATTCTAAACCCAACGCTTCCGTTGTATATGAGCTCGATTAACACTTCTAACACTACTGACGTTGTAGCTAAAACTAGTAGTATGATGGCTGCTATACAAGGTACGATTTTACCTGGTGGACACCCGCACGGGGCTAATAATACAAAAACGGCTACAACGACCGAAGTCCCTATCATTAGTATAAGAAACAAAATAATATACGGGAATGATCTTAACCGCGCAGATCTTCAGTTACAAATAGTATCAACTTGTGCTGCTAACAAGGATGCGGAAGGCATAATAAACTTTTATGAGAACGCTATAACAACCGGAGACACATGGGTTGATGTTAAAGCCGACCATTCTTTTGCTGAGGTCAGCAAAACAGCCACTTCGTTTACGGGAGGAAACTTGGTATTCTCTATACCATTCGGATCTGCTGGTCAAGAGACACTATTAATACCTATCAATCTTACTATTGGTGTAATAAATCCAGGAGATACTATTACAGCTACTATAAAACACACAGGCGTTGTTTCTGATATCACAGTTTCACTTAATTGGATCGAACTATTCTAGAGGATTGGGAATGAATGTCTTTTTATGTCTGCGGCTGGCTGATAAATCAGGACTCGTTAGAGCCCCGGTACACCGGTGCCTGGTTCATGCCCGATGTAAACACCCAACACCTTGCGGAGACTAGCAACGTCGAGGACCTAAACGTCTTACCGACAAAGATGACGTCGATTCCAACTCAGATCCAATATGGTTGCACACTCTGGACATCGGACGAGGGATTTTCAGCAGATGCCACATTTAAAGAGTTCTACGTAAAAACACAGGAAAGTTTTTATGTGGTGAGCTGGACTTCGGCAGTTGACCTTTACGATCAGTTCTATCCCAACGCAGGAGCGTTCTATGTGCAGCCCTGGACTTCCTCAACAGATCTCTATGATAGTTTCTATCCCAATGCCGGAGCGTTCTATGTGCAGCCCTGGACTTCCTCAACAGAGCTGTACGATCAGTTCTACCCTAATGCTGGTGTCTTCTATATTAGAAGCTTCACACCAGTTGATACTTGGACTGAATTCTATGTGCCTACGTGCTAAGGAGTATATAAGTGTCTGCTGAAGATACCGTCCAAATAGAATTTTATAGCATATGGCCTGACCTAGGGAAGAAGCTATCCGAACAACTAGGAGAGATTCGCACGGATACGGCGTCGCTCGCCCCAGTTGTGCGTGCGGTCGGACTGGATGCTAGCGGTAACTTCAGCAACCTAGACGGAGTAGCCGCAGCCGCCGTTCAAGCATACGAAATAGGCCAACAAGACTTCCACAATAAATTCCGCACACACTACAACAAGACCAGCGATGTCTTTGAGATTGCCTACAACACCGGTACTTCTCAAACACCAAATTGGTACTTAATATGGAATATTGACTCAGGTGGCAGCGTCACACAGACTACTAGCCCAACCACCGCTAGCAACGTCGGCTCCGGTAAGCAGTTCTTTAAGCAGAAGGTCGGTGTAGACCTAGAGTTTAGAACGCTGACAGCTACTGGTGTGCTTACCGCTGTTCAGAACACCAACACCGTAGACCTCACCAGCTCTGCCGAGGCAAACACCTATAGCAGCGATCAAGCAGCAGCGCCCTCTGGAGACGCAGGTGTTGGTGTCGAGATCATATTATCAGATACCGGGAAGACCGGTGTTAACCTTCCGTTCAAGGCGATAAAGGCCGGACCAAACGTTGTCGTTTCCAATACTGGAACAGCAATTCAGATCGAGTCCACTGCCCAGGTCGTGGAGTTCTACGGTATAGCTGTTGGTCACTCCGATAACTCTCAGTCTTATATTGAAGTTCACAACCTTCTGTTCAACAGAGAAAACTTCTACATAACTCAACAGACTACAAACCCTAGCAATAAGACGGTTATCATTAATAGCATTGGTGACGTGCTTAATTCCAACGACTTCGTCCATGTGATCGGTGATGATATGACCGGCCAGCTGGCCATGCACAATGGCACCACGTCGGAACCCTCTATCGGCTTTACATCAGATACTAATACCGGAATCAGGCGAAGGGCTGAAGACGACTTGGCTTTGGTCTCTGGGGGCAGTGACGTTGCGCGTGCGCTTACAGATCGATTCCTCACTATGTTCCCACTTCAGGTTACTAACACAGGATCTGCGGCCTCTCCTGACATCTTCTGGAATCCTGACTCCGATACAGGCCTGTACCAAGTAGTCGCTAATGATGACTCAATTGCCTTTGCTACAGCCGGTGCATATGCAGGCCATTTTGACTCAAGCCAAATTCTAAATGTCAATACTATTAGATCTGGGGACGGTAGTGCTGCTGCCCCTGCTTACTCATGGACAGCCGCAGGTGAAAATGATGTCGGTATGTATAGAGCTGGTACAAACTCTATAGGGTTTAGTACTGCCGGTGCGGTTCGTGTTACTATTGGACCTTCCACCTTCGAGTCGAATCTTGTGTACAGAGGCCCAGCCGGTAGTGCTACTACGCCTACTTATGCTTTTGCTGTAGTAGGTGAAACTGATAACGGGATGTATAAGGCTGCTACAGATACTCTCGGTTTTACTACTCAGGGTACGAATCGCTTGTCAATTAGTACTACAGCAATTAATCCAATACTTCCTGTAAGAGGAACCGATGGTACTGTTGGTGCTCCTTCTTATTCGTTCTCGGCTACAGGTCAAACTGATGTTGGCATGTATAGAAAAACAACCGACCAATTGGCATTTACAACAGGTGGTGTCTTAGCCGGGTTCTTTAATGCGAGTCAAGACCTTGTTGTTACTAACGATGTTCATGTGGCAGACGAAGTCTATAGTTCTAGTTGGGATGGAGCCCTAACGGTTCCTACTAAGAACGCTCTGTTTGATAAGATAGAAACCTTAGCAGCCGCAGTTGATATACTTCCTGGCTTCTATGGGATGACCGTTAAGCACCATGATGACACCTTTGCTCAAAGAGGCGTTAACGTTATAGGCGTCAATACTGAGCACTTCTATCTAAGCGGCAACGGTGATGAGGTCACTATCAACGCTCGTGCCGATTGGGTTGATAAGACCGGTGACACTATGACTGGTTCTTTAACCTCCGTTCTGTTTAGAGCTGACCCTGGTAGTATTAGTGCCCCGGCTTATGCATTTTCAGATGCTGGCCAAACTGATGTTGGTATGTACAAGCCCGCTGCAGATACTCTAGGATTTGTGACTAATGGTGTGGCTCGCATTACTATTGATACCACAGCTATTATACCAAACCTTAGCATTCGAACCGTCTTCGGCGTGGCTGCTACTCCTGCTTACTCGTTTAAGTCCGGGCAAGGCAATCTTGGTATGTTTAGAAAAACCACAAATGAATTGGGATTTGCAACATCAGGAGTGTTAGCAGGTTACTTCGACGCTAATCAAGATTTCTTTGTTACAAATGACGCCCATGTGGCCGATGAAGCCTATGGGTCTAGTTGGGATGGAGCTTTAACCGTTCCAACTAAGAATGCTCTGTATGACAAGATAGAAACCCTTGGTCAGTTATTTTATCTTACAGTTAAGCACCATGATGACACCTTTGCCCAGAGAGGCGTTAACGTTATAGGTGTCAACACTGAACACTTCTATCTAAGTGGCAACGGTGATGAAGTCACTATCAACTCTAGAGATGTCTGGGTTGATAAAGCCGGTGACACTATGACTGGTAGTCTCACCATAGGGACTGGTGCTGATAATGACAGCACTGTAGAGTTTTATGATGATGGAGATCTAGCTTATACACTGGGGTGGGATGCATCTGCTTCTGCCTTTAAGCTAGCCGATGGGCTTTTTGATGATACAAACGATCAAATCGTTGTAACATCAAATCAAATTGACGTGTATAGTTCCTTTTATGTACATGGGGATCTCCAGGCCGAGAAGGTACATGCTAATTATGGAAACTTTTACACTCGACTGACTTTGAATCAACGACCTATGAAGTTTGCGTCGGATGGAATCCTATATGCTTGGGATCTTGCTAGAGGGAAATACTTGAGTGTTAGCAGAGAGACTGTCCAATATAGTCGGGATAGTGTTCACACTACTGCAGTAGTTCTGGGTTTCGGAGGCACCGTATTAGATAATAATATCAGAACAGCCTACCTACCTCATAGAAATTTCACTATTACCTCTGTTTCTGCATGGGCTCGTGAAGTTACTGTTGCACCTATGGATATCAACGTCAGCACGCTGGGAACCGCCGAGGCTGACAGCGCTATACTTACCGTCCAGCTTCCAGTAGTTGCTGCAGGCGCAAAGACTGCGATCATCAGTGATCCCCTCAACATCGACGTAGATGTAAACCCTTCGGAAGGGGTGTATCGCGGAATAATGGCTATACTAGCCCCTACAGGTGGCGCTTCAATCAATGACCCCTGCTTGCAAGTTGAAATAGCGTACAGGCTAGACTGATGCTACCTATAAACAAATTCAATAGGCTGGTGCATTGGAAGATCTACTATCATGATCCAGAGTCTCCAACCTATCATAAGACCTGGTCCAACCTAGATGGTCCTGTTCATGAGGCTCCTGTGAAGGGAGTAGTATGTATCTTACAGCCAATTGAGAGAGGTCGTTTTAGAGAGATAGTTGGTAATGCTGACTTCTATGCGATGGACGAAGAAGGCAAGTGGATAGGCATGGATCAAAACGGGATTAGAGATCGACAAGAAAACAATATTCCTTTTTACGGTTTGAAAGAAGGACGATGGATCAACACAGAGCGATACCAAGAAATTCTCTCCAGAGCTTTTGTAGACCCTGACTTTGGAGGTAAGGGTAACTACGTTAAGGTAGAGGAATAAGGCATGCCTGCTGTTCAAATAACCTTTACACAAGAAGCCTTTCGAGGTCGTAATGACGACGGAGATGAAGCCACTGCAACTTGGATTGCCGGATTAAATGAAAACTGGGATCAAGCCATAGGGGTTCCATTTAGGATTCGTTTGTTAGCCTCACGTCTAAACGAAAACACAGATCAAAATGGGAACATGGATCTATACGTTTCTCATAACGGTGGTACCTTTGTTATATGTAGTTCAACAGACGGGACCAGCGCTGCACAAGATATAGGCAGCTCTACACTAGATGCTCAGGGTGCTGATACAACTCAACAACTAGGCTCCGGAACCTATCTAACAAACAATAACGGTGTAAACAATAATAACGGAAATGCTTTTACAGAGATTGCTACTTGGTTTAGTGGGACCGCATTTGAAGCCGATTTCGAATTCTGTCTTTATCTAGTACCGGACCTAGTTGCCGTAGGAGATACATTAGAGTTTCGACTTAGGTTCAATGACACGGTGTTTACAGGGGGGTATTTAAACACCCCATTAATAACAGCTATTAACAGTGCCCGTTCAGTACAATTAAAAGGTAGCACCTTACGATTAAAAGGCAACACATTACAACTAAGATAAGGGAGGTACAAAATGTTTACAGAACAAGAACTACAGCAACTTGGCTATTTCCTAGGGAAAGCCACTCTCACGGGCCATGAGAGTCTCGCCCACGCTCAGCTTCTGATCAAGATTCAGCAGCTCATTAGCAAGCTCAACCAGGAAAAAGAGAAGTAGCTTCATCTATAACTCGTGCAAGTTGCTGGGAAAATTCCTATAATTAAGTAGGCATATAAAGGAGACAAGCATGGCTGATGGACAGGCAACGATTAATAAGTGGCAACGAAAGATTGATAAAGCTGAAGACGCTGACAAGAAGGCGCGAGACAATATGAAGAAAGCCCTAAGTGGGGCTATGAAAGACCCTACAACCCATAGGAACCTTGCTAACGAGCTTCTGCGGGCTCGCCAGGGGGGCAACGCTCCTCTGAAACAGCGTGAGAGCTTTGGGGACGATGGCGAAATCTTCACTGGCTTCTATGAGGATAGACCCTGGGATAGGGACTAATAATGGGAGCAAAGGCAGAGTTGGAGAGGGAGCTTATCTTCTGTCGGGCACGAATTGAGGCACTGGAAGAGCAGCTGAAAGCGGTTCGATCTGAGAAAGAAGGACTCTTCTCTCAGATAAACAAACTACAGGACTCCCTTATTTCCGTAAGGGCCCCTGATGCATATAGAGATCAGCAGCTGGAGAGAGAAGGCCCGAGACCGGGTCCGTCTCAGGAGTTGATTGAAAGGAACCGCATCACTCAAGAAGTCACCACGGGGTACCTTCGTGCGATGGAAGAACCATTGCTGGTAACCGGTGACGACATCGATGATTTGATTAAAGCAGGAATCATTAGAGATCATTCTAACGTACCTAGCAGTATACATGGGAACGATGAAAGCTAATGGGAACAGCGACCGGCAAAAATGATGCTAGCAGCAATTGGAAGCGTGGTCGACTCCATGCTATCGACGATCTTCCTAATGGAGACAAGGCCCTAGGCTCTGCTCTAATGACCTATGCCGATGAGGTTAATACCAATCGGAACAGCAGGCACTGGGTTAGAGCGGTTCAGTGGGTTGAGAATTTTCTCTTCTCTATTGGCCGACAGTATGTCGATGACATTCTGATATCTCGGCTAACTAGGGATACATCCGGTCAACAGTCTATCGTTCAGGATGCTGCTAATAATATACCCAAGCCGATTAATGATTTGCTTGGGCGCTACATTGAAACAAACATTGCTATGCTTACCGAGAACAAGCCGATTCCCAGGGTTGAAGCAAAGTCCGGTCGAGCAGAAGATGAAGACGCAGCTAAGCTTTCTGAGCTTACTCTAGAGTATATGTGGGAAGCTTTGGAGCTGCCAGAGAAGCACAGAGAGATAGCAAGACTGATTCTGCATTGTGGTGTGTGCTGGCTAGAGGTCGTATATGACCCTACCACCCCTCGCCGAGTCACCGTGCCGGACACAAAGAGGTCTACAACTTCTATTCTACCCGGAGTAGGTAGGCAAGACATCAGAATTCCAGTAGCACGCGACGTTCCACTACACGACGAAGACGGCAGACCAATCTATACGGATAGAGTAGAGTATGGAGATATTACAGCAAAGATCGTCAGCCCATTTGAGATGCACCTTCCAACAGTTCACTGGTGGAACGGAGAAGATATGGGTTGGGTAATGAGAGAGTACTACACATCCAAAGATATGCTCATTGACAAGTGGGAGCATAGGCCTGGTCTTAAGTTGAAGAAGTCAGACGGCTGGTTATTGGACAATTTAACCAAGGCTGGTTCGACAAATGTAAGGAACCTACCTATCTGGTGGTGGGAGCGGCTAGCTGATATTGTGGAGGGACCGGGTCCTTCTCTGTATGTTGGTACACCAGAGACTTGGGAAGATTTTGTAACGGTAAGGATATTTGATCGGAAGCCAAATACTAAGTGGCCCCGAGGTAGAACAATTATCACTGTTGGCGATCAGGTGATTTATGATAGCCCTAAGAAGCGAGGGGCTAGAGCATATGATCCTAGATGGCCTGACAGGTGGCATCCGTATGTGCGCTTCCGTTGGGAAGCGATGGCCGGTAACATTCACGGGCGCTCGTTGGTAGCAAAGCTCCTTCCGAAGTTGAAGCGAGTAAATGCTATCGACACAACTATGATCATGTGGCGACGCACGGTTCCGATGGCCGCTTGGGTCATACCGAAAGGGGCGGCACCGATTGAAGACCAATGGTTAGGTCGGCCAGGACAGATTTGGGAATACGATCCTAGACGTACCGCCGGTGCTGCTCCTGAGCCTATCTATCCGCCTCCGTATCCGGCTGCTGCGGCTGAAGAGCGCCAGCAACAGATACAAGAGATGGAAGCGATAGCAGGCACAGAAGAGATCCTGAGAGGTCAAAGGCCGACTGGTGTAAATTCAGCGGCAATGATCGACATATTGAGAAAGCAAGCACTAGCAGGTAGGTCTCCTATTTTGCAAGCATGGGATGAGTCGTTGCAGCTGGAAGGGTCAATCATCCTCCAGGAAGTTATTAAGAACGTTCGAAACGATGATAGATATGCTGAACGACTGCGAGTGCTAGCTAGAGATAAGGTTAGTACGTTGGCTATCCGAAGCTTTAGTGGTTCGGATCTTAGTGACAACGTTATGGTTAAGATTGATACTGCCTCTATGGCTCTGTCCAGTAAAGAAGCGAAGCAAGCTAAGGCGATTGAGCTTGTTCAATACTCTGGAGGGTTGGCAAACATGGAGCCTGGGTTGAAAGCTAAGGTCTTGGCAGAGATTGGGTACGAAGACACCTTGATTCCGCAGGGTCCGGATGTTGCTAGAGTGAAGAGGATCATGGCCTGGATCAGACAAGAGGCATATAACATGATTGTTCCGATTCCTGAAGATGATCCGTTTGTGTTCTATGGAATGCTGGTTGAGGAGATGAAGTCCGATGGCTTCCATAACCTGAACGAGCAGCAGCAAATGATGCTCTTGTCTCTGATTGAT